TGGTATATAGTCGGGCGCAATTAAAACGCCAATTATGTTTTTAATTTCTTCGTAATCTATTTCTTCACTAAGGTGAATTATCTCTACGGGTAATGGGTCACCCTGTTTAAAATTAGATGTTTCGGGTATTCTAAGTACAGATGCACTCTCTGCGGTTCTAGTTGGGTCTGTATGAAATTCATGTTCTACCGACAGTGCTTTTAGTCTTTCAGCTACAGGCTTCCAATCCTGTTTTAATATTGTTTCTTTTAGTCTCCAATATACATGCAATCCCCTACCAGAATTTACTACTGTAGGAAATGGAAGACCGACAGTATTACAAAAAGTTTTAAGTGCATTTAATCCGTCTTCTTGTGTATCGTATGGCTTATTAAAACCACAATCAATGTCTAACCAAAATGATTTAAAATACTTACTATTTTTTTGTGTTCTACCGTCTGTTTCGTTTTCATATTTTGCGCATCCAAAAAACACATCATATTCTTGGCTATGTAGTGTGGCTGCTAGGTTTGCAACTTCCGCAAGTGTCTGCACAAAATGAGCACTTGGTTTCATATTGCTATCAGGTTTTAAAGCTAACCCTAGTACGCAATACCAGCCTTCCGTGGGTAAAACTGCTTCTAATAAATCTATAATCGCCATATAACCCTTATGCCAAAGAAAGAAAGGGTAGCAGGGGGTTGGCTGTCCCCTTTTCGCTCCGTCGAGCTATCTACCCTGTGACCTATTTACTGACGGCTCTGTCTAGTAATTCTTTTATTTTTTCAGCTTTTTTTCTGTGTGGGTTTGATGCGCCTATGAACCACTGATACACCGTCATTCTTGAAACGTCAAATGTTTCTGCAATAGCAGATACAGGTATATCGTTCATAATACAATACCTACCAAGAAGCACACCTATTTTACTAGTATCTGCCTCTTGGTTAGCCTTCACAAATTTAAAGCTATACCCTTTAAGCGTCATTGTGAATTAGTGCTCCAACCACTCATAACTGCTTTAAGGTCACGCTTTGGAGATGGTTCCATCTTTTTCTCCTCACGTTTTTTTGGCTCTTCAATCTCTGGTTCTTCATGAACAACTACTGTAGCTTTCTTTGTAGTAGTCGGCGGCGCTAATTTCTTAGGTTCGTCATTTGCATACACAGTTAATTGGATTGCATTTTTAGCTGCGGGTGTTTCGCCTTGACGTTTAGCTTGTTCCCATTCTTGTTTACTTAAAAACTTAATAGGTCTAAAAAATAATTTGGCTGTATCACTATCTGCATCAAACCGCATTTCAGTAACTAGCGTGTTTAAGTTATATCCCTGAGAGCCAACATACTTAGCAAACTGCTCAAACGGCATTGTTTTTAAATCGCCTTTGCCAAAAATAGATTTAGCTGCTAATTGTAATTGATAAACGTCACCACCAATATCATCAGCTAGAACGACGGCAAGACGGCGAAAGTGACGGCATGCTCTTGAATCACCCTGACCTGAACCTTTTATGTTTTGTGGACATTCAGCACAGTTACTATGCTGTGGTTCTTCTACGCCAGCATCGGGTGTAATGCCGTTACTAGATACGCAATCGGGTGGTGTAGCATCTGCCTTTGGGTTATATGCGGAAGCATAGAACTGTCTAGACACATCTTTAGCAGCATTTACAATCACTACATTAATTGAGTCGCTGTTGCTTGTAATAATTTCTTCGCCATTAACTACCATGCGAAACTTACCACCACGTAACGAAATACGTTTACTTCCACCATTACCAGCTAATGCTTTTGTTATATCATCTAACTGTACTTCTTTAAGATAGTCTGGTAAATCTTGGTTAAAAAGAGTGATTTCACTCATTTGCTTCTCCTTACGGTTATTGAAAAGGCGCTATCCACATTTAGACCCGCTGGTAGCAATTCCGGGTTTTCTTCTAAAAACTGTTTAATATTTGTTTGATGAATACGTTTTTCTAATACGTCTGGAATATTGTTTTCAAACATCCATTGGTAAAAGCGTTCCCAGTCGTTTGTCCAATATCTGGACTTAACTGTACGTATAGCAGTACCGTGCTTTGTTTTAATGCTCTCGGCGCCGGTTTGTTTGCACATATCTAAAAGGTTTTGCGAAATAAGTTCAAGCTGTTCATTATAATCAGCGTCAATCCTATCTGCTTCTTTTCTAGCTTCATCTCGTGCATCTCTGATTTTGATATAAACAGAGACTAAATCATCTACAGAAACTGTATCAGTCATAATTTTTCCTTTCGTTTTCTGAGTCTTTGCTCATTAAAAACAGTTTAAAACATTAAGTTTACTATGTCAACTATTTTATTCATTTATTTCGTGTTTATATAAATCAATTAGTTTTTCATGCGTTTCAATTTTGTTTTGCAACATAGCATATAAACGCATTTCAACAGGACTACCTTCTATATGTACTATTGTCATAGGGTTCTTTTGCCCTTGTCTGTCTATTCTAGCATTGGCTTGTAAGTAAGTCTCTATAGAAGTTACAGGTGCATACCAAATAATTACGTTTGCCGCAGTTAATGTTACACCGTGAGCCGCTGATTGTGGTTGAATTAAAAGCACTTTTGGGTCTGGTGTTTCTTGAAAAGTTTTAAAAATTTCAGTCCGTTTATTTACCGGAACCGACCCGTTTATAACTTCGCAGGTAATACCTGCCCCTCCCAAATACTCTCTGAGCAGTTCTATTGTATGCGTAAACGGTATAAATACAAGCACTTTATTACTTGCCTCTTCTATAACTTCTCTAACTACTTTTAATCTATTGCTAACATCAAACTCAACGATACTTCCATTATCTGTATATACTGCACCTCCAGATATTTGTAGTAGTTTGTTTAAGTTTACTGCCGCATTTACTGTAGATATCTCTTCTCCCGCGGCTACCATTAACATCTGTTTCTTTAATAAACGATAATATTTTTCTTGCTGCGGGGTAAGCTCTGCAACTCTAGACGTGTATGTAACATCAGGTAAGTCTAAACAGTCTTCTTTAGTAAATCGTATGGCTGGTTGTAAAGCATCAAATACTGTTTGACTTGCATTTGGTTTTGGTATCCATTTAAATTTAGTTATGTTCATCATAACTTGGTCTCTAAAAGCACCAAAGAATCTAGGCACATTATCAGGCACACATAATTTAGCCAATCCATAAGCATCAACAGGGCTCTGGGCGGCAGGAGTCCCGGTCATCATCCATAACCAAGTCTCGGGTTTTAATATTTTGTTAAGTGTTTTCCAACGATTTGTTGTAACTGTTTTGTAGGCGTTAGCCTCATCTATGATAATTAAATCAAAACCAGCCTTTTCTATATCGTCGGCAATAATTTCAACACCATCAAAATTTATAATAACGTACTCGGCGTCGCTATTTATAATTGCTTTTCTTTTGTTTCTATCACCGTATGCCACCCCAACTTTTCTGTGTAGTGCGCATTTAAATAAATCTGATTGCCACGCCGATTGCATGATTGAAAGCGGGCATATAATAAGAACTCTATGGATTACACCTTGCTCTATTAAACAATCCGATGCCCATATTGCTGAAGCTGTTTTTCCTGTACCTTGCTCATTAAAACAAAATGCTCTTTGGTTTGTTGCTAAAAATATTGCCGTTTCTTTTTGGTGTTGCATTGGTGGATACACACCAGGCCACTTATAAACGTTAGGTTTTTCCATTTTTGGGTTTGTTTTCTTTTACACTGTTGTCGGAGTTTCTACTAAACGAACGATTTGCACTTGCATTTTTAACTCTTAAATTACTTCTTGTTGTAGTACCGCCTTTAGACAAAGGAGTTTTATGGTCTACGTCTTTACCATCACCTTTATGGACTTTGCCTTCACGTTCCAGCATACGACGAGCTTTATTTCTTTGTGCTCGTTTTTTCTTAACTTCGGGTGTGCCATCATATTGCTCATATTCCTTCTTGTATGGGCGGGGTTTGTTCACATAAGGCATATTTGTCTTCCTCTTTGTTGTAGAAATAATAGGTGCCGTCACCTAACACTATATATTTTGGCATAGATTCTGGGTCTCGGCTACCTATAAGTTCCTTTAAAAGCTTGTCTATTTCATCATTCTGCACTATTTTTACTTTCTTTTAGTTCAGGTTTGATATATGACTCAGACGTTTGTAATGCTCGTTTTATTATTGCAAGGAATCCTTCGCCAATTAGATACTCCTTAGCGTCTTCATCCATGTCCAATGTGCAGATAGCACCGCCATCTTCTAACTCTTTAATCATTTTCACTTCAATATTCATTTCTTTTCCTCGTGTTTTTGGGTTAATTGATACTTCAAGTCTTGGTTTGCTAAACGTAAATCCATAATCTGTTCTTCTTGCTGACGTATAATACCTGCAAGTTTATGGTTCTGTGCTTCAAGAAAAGTACGTTCAGCCACTAGTATTTTAATTACGTCTTCGGTCATTTCTTTCCTTTCGTTGCTTTAATGGCTACGGGTGTTGCTTTCTTGGCAACGTCTTCTTTCTCAATCTTATTAAACTCCATTGCATCTGTGGATAAATCTTCCAGCTTTTGAATGTATACGTCAAGCATTTCAGCACAACCCCATAGCGGACTACTATAAGAATTATCCTGAACATTCTCAGCTACTAACTCAAT